GGGTTGATGATTGCCCGTAGACTGTCCCGTTTTGCACGGTCAGCGTTGAGCAAGTCAACATCAATAGGATTATGTTGTATACTGTCTTCATAAATTCTCACAATTTCTTCATCGACTTTCATTAGTTGTTCATATTGTGAACGCTCCCGCCTGAGTGTTTCCAGTTCGATCTCATTGCGGATGTCCTGTTCCGTTCTGATCGGCGCGGGGTCCTTCGCAAAGAGTCTAAGGATTGAGGAGAGTGTTGACATTGACAACAACACAATCACGATGATGGTTAGTGTCTTGTTGCTCATGTTCTTTCTATTCCGGGCGCTAGTACGCAGCCCAAATAAATCAAACCACGTTTCTCGCCTTTGTTGTTGCGTCTTGATTTTGGCGCTACCTCAACCCCTTCACGCCCTCCGGCGCTGTTAGTGTTCCCGTCGATGCTGTGTATCATGTGGGTCCCGCTAGACCTTGAGCAAATGGCCGCGTGTCCCATGCTTGTGGGTTTGCCGTTCTTCCATGTTTGCCAAAACAAAACGCCGCCTTTGGTGGGTGTGTCTACCACAGTATACCTTGGGTCTTTTTTAAAGCGTCTAAACGTGCGGACGGCTCCACCAGTAAACAAGGCTTTAAATGATGGCAGTTTCCTATCATCGTTTTCCCTGTATGTCTCGACCCATACCAACTCAGCGAAGTAAACGCACCATGCGTGTGTATCTCTAAACCCCACGGAGCGCATTAGTTTATCAAACCACTTTACACGGAAACCCATGTTGCCTGGCTTCTCCTTTTGTCCTATGAATTCCTCGGCTTTCTCGACAATCAAGTCGTCAATCAATCGGCTGCCCATGACTATTCCTCTATGAATAGACTTGTGATAACTTTACCAGCTACACCAGATAAAGCAATCGCTCCACTCCAAAAAGGGTGACCATCAAAAACCTCATAACTTGAGGCGGCTAGTGATCCAATCAGTAGAGCGTTACCAATTTTCTTCCACTTCTTTGGTGTTGGCTTTTTTAACTTCGTTTTAAGCTTTGCAAATAGTTTCTTCATCTTGTTATAATTTTAACTATTATCTATTCTCTTTCAACCACTCGATGTGGTATTCAATTTTTTCAACACGTTCATACACGCCGTCAAGTTTCATTTCTTCAATGGCTTTGACTCTGGTGAATAGGTCCTCGAATTTCATGCGATCCAGCGGCAACTCCTTCACCGCGCACTCGACCCCCTCAATTCGTTTCACAAATGATTTGAGCACCATGATGAGCACGGTGCCAATGATTGAGAATGACACACCACAAAGGGATAGTAATATTTCCACGCCGCTCATTTAAGTTATTATTTGTTCAACTGTTGAACCTGAAAATGACACCTCATCCTCCGACGCTGTTGGGAAGTTCTCGAACTCCAAAAGCGTGGCGATTCCCTCGGGAACGTCTCGGCCTTTACCGAGGGGCCAATCAATCACGCGCATGTTGTTTGCCGCCTTGTTGTTGATGGCGTCCTCAATGTGCTCATAAAAGTTGACCTTTGCTGTGGCTTGTCCGTTTCTAATGTGGACACCCATGTACTCGATTGTGAAAAAATCCGTGGGCCTCTCCTGTGGGGTTTGCATCCCTGTTCCGTCTCTGTGATAAATTTTGAATTCCATATTTTTTTGGGCTAGTAAATGGTTCTTACAATGAATGAGGCGCGGGTTGTTGACTGGTTAACCGCTCCCAATGTTATTCCGAGCCGCCATTCGTGAACGGTCGAAACGGCTGTTAATGATATGCTGCAAAAGTTCCCGCCGTTGATAAAGTATGGAGGACGGTTGAATACGCGATTCGTTTGGTTTATTAAAACGCTCATTATCTCAGGATCATTGGCGACTCTCCAATCAGTGAACCCGCCCTCCGTTGAGTTCTGGGCGTTTAAACATCTGTTAGCGTGGTTCGCGTTGCTCATTGCTGTACGTTTATACATGAGCCCCGTGAGGTGGTCAATGGTTAGATCACCGCCGTACACTTGCAACCCGTTCTCATCGGTGAACCTGTTTTTGTTCCCGAATGTGTTGTCGTCGATTAACAGATCTAAAGTAGTTGAGGACATGTCCAATCTTTGAAGCGTTCCTTGTTGGACTCCGTAATCATACGTCCCGTTGAGATAGTGCCATCCCTCATCGTACAACACAACGCTGGTCACGTTGCCTGAGAATGCTGGCGTGGGCCTATCGTACACCGTCGTGCTAAATGGTGTACAAGTGAAAACCGTATTGGCCGGAGTTGGTACAACAGTGCCATCGCTGTCAACGTTGTTCACGTCTGGAGCAACGTATGTCCCACCCGGTGCGATGCTTTGGGTGAACGATGCGTCCGAGTTCTCATAGGTTGCCGGGTCGCAATCTCCACCACCTACGTCAACGACGCCGAAATCATAACCAAATATAGGAGCCTTACAGAATCCCGCGTCACCCTCCACAACGAATGGAATAGTCCCACCCCATCCGGTGACACGGTCAGCGCCTTTGTGCTCAAACATTGTGGGAATTGCTGTGCCATCAACGACGCCCATGGCTTGCCATCTCTCGGAGTACTGGATTGCGTTGAATAGGTCGTCCCAAATCTCCTTTGTATTCGATTGGACGTACTTGTCATTAGCGTCCGTCTTGTTGTTCACCTTTGCCATTACTGACAACTCTATTAGGTAGCCCGTTGAGTTGTCCGTTGTCGGTGCCTGTCTTATGTATGTATGTGCAAGGGTGTACTCAATGGATGCCTCCTTAATCACATCAAGGAAAAGCCCGTGTTTATACGTTCGGACTTGACCATGAGCGTTGCAAAGCTCATCTAGTTCCTTTACTATCCTTAATAGTGATAAGCCTCTCGCCATTGTTTATTTTCTTTAGGGCCTTATCAATTGCGGCCATTGTTTTTTTGCTCGGTTTGTGCGTCGCGTAGTCCTTCGCCATCTTAGTTGGTGATGAATGAGATTGAGTTGTCTAGTGAATTGCTCTCATCAATCGGGCGTACGTTCTCGCGCTTGTCGGACTCCCATTTACAATAGGTTGGGAAGTCATCCTTGTTGTCAACGATGTAGCCTATCAATGTGCTCTCGTATACTTTCGCATTTTTGTATAAATTACTTTGAAATAGGTCTGATTGTGAGTCGTCGTTCGCCTGTTGGAATTCATCGTTGGACCTTCCCACCGACTTATTGCGTATTTCAACGTTTATGTAGAGCGCCGCCGATACTTCCACGTAACTGATCAGCGTGGGGATGAGGTAGTCATCCAAAAGTTCTTGTTCTTTGACGCTGAGTCCTGACGGGATTTTCCCTAACAGTTCTTTATAAAACGGGGTACCGAGTATCTGTTCGATCTTCGTCTTTTGTACACGCCTTAGCAGAATGACGAGCGTGTCATCGTTCACGTTGTCGTGGATCAAGCTATTCTCCTTTAAAAATTGGAGTTTTACAAAAAAGTTATTTAAGTCGCTCATAGTGTCTTATAAATATACAAGGTTTTGCCTCCACTCATGGCGGCAAAATGGGATGTGTGTGTCTGTTCCTTTGATGGTCATCCAGCCGCCTCGGAACGTCCATACGTTGCGCCCTTCAATTGTGCTGATTTGGTCGATCTCCTCGCGGGTGTACACTCTATTGAGTTGTAAAAGTTCAACACAGAAATCCCTTGAGGTTGGTATTGCCTCGGGCCCGGGAACCTCTGGCCTCAATTCGTATGAGTATAGTATTGATAGCTTGCTCGCATCGTTCAATGCCACCTCAATGAGTCCCTGTTCCGTGATGGTCCCGTCCTCAGCTAAGTAACCGCCTGATGTTAGGTTCTGATAGTTTGATGCTAGATCCGCAGGGTTAATTCTCAACGCTTTGGTGATGTCGTTGAACTCGTTTCCGTCTGCGATCATTGATAGAATGTTCATAAGGATGGCGGATTCGATCTCAAAGTGTTGTTTTCTGAATTCCTCCGTTAGTTTCTCGCGACTGAGTTCAATGTCGTTCACGTCCACGCTAGAACTGTGAAGTATTCGCAGTCCCTCGCGCTGTGTGCCTACCTTTTTAAACTCCTCAACAAAACGCTTTCCCTGTTCCTTTTCCTCATCGGACAGGTTTGCCCTGTGTTCTCCACACTTGTGGACGACGTTTACATCCTTGACAGCATCACCCACGGGAATTGGTCCCGCTTTGGCTACCGCTCTCACTTCGTTGTCCGTTAATTTAGAAATACACGCATTCGCTAATACTGGCGATAGCTTGCTCAGTGCGTCGGCTATCTCATTGCCTTCATCAACAACAATTGCACCCGGTAACACAATAGGATTGAAGCCAATTTGCCCTTGTAACCCGTTGCACTTGGTTCCGATCTCCATTAGTAGGGAAAGGATGGCAGAGCGGCGGCGCTTGAAATAGCTGTTATTCATTATCTCGAATCCGATCTCCATCTCAGACGCGTTGAAATTCCCATCACTTGGTAAACCAAACAGGGTGGAGGATGTGACCGAGTGCCCGACCAATATGTTCTTTCTATTGTCCGAGCCTAGGCTCAGGTATCTCGCGTTGAGATCGTTTCCGTTGAGCCTTTCAACAGTGATAGCGTTGTCCTTTCCGTTGTTGTAGAATAAGAGCGTACCACCCGCGCCGTCTGACCCGCTTTGATCTCTGAACTTTCGTTCAATCTTTCGGCGGTCCTCATCCTCTGGCGGTTTTCCATTGTTCATGTTGACAATGGTACCCATGGCGAAGTTGTTTATTATCTCGCGATGTTGAAAGTTGATTATCTCGGCATCCGTTTGAATTGATTTGATCGCGCCGATGTACGGCGGGAATGGGTATTCTCCACTTTCAATTTTTCTGGCTCCGGGAAATAATGTCTGTTTTGTTGGCGCTTCCCATATTACATAGAACTGGAACGAGTCTTTGTTCTTTAAATCTAAAGGCTTGTATGTTGTTACTTCCTGTCGATTGTCTGACCAATCAGGAGACACAACCAAATCACCGCCGTCAATAGCTTTTCGCGCTGTCTCAAACGGGATGATGTCGAGGCGTTCGCATTTGTCCTTTTTAAGATCCCAGCGTCCTCGTATTGCAATACTATTGCCTATCTCTAAATCCATTGACAACTCCTCTGTGAGGTCATCAAGGTTTCCTTGTGCTGTTCCGTTTTTGAAGAACTCCTCCCATGCAACTTGATCGGCTCCGTCGTAGGTCAACCCACCGCTCACGGTATAAAATACCTTTGATCGGATTATTCCGGAATGAATAGGCGACGAATAAAATAGACTGTTCAACCATTGGGGATAAAGGTTGTCTTTGCCCCATGTTATCACGTTGTTCCGCTTATCCTGTTGCTCTACTGGGTACTCCGTTACTCCGGCTCTACCCATCAACACTGGCACCGATGATGTGGCCGGCTTGTTCTGGGATGTGTTCCCCTTATTTCGTTTACGATTTTGCATAAATCTCAGCGGTTAACTCTGGCGCGTCGTATGCTTGACCCGTCGTCGGTGTTTGTAAAATTATCATTGCGCCTGTCTCCAATAAGGTCATCCCTGTTGGGTCTGTGTCCACGTTGTTGGCGTTCTCGTAGATGTCGTACCTGTAAGTCCCGAACGGCATATCGATATCCGTAGGGAGGATCAGATCAAACTCCCCATATCTAGGATTGCCGGGGTTCTTTCTGGTTAGGTAAACACTGTACTCCTCCTTTGTTTGTATCTCCTTAAATAGGAAAAAATAGTTCGGAGTCTCAAGGTCAACGACTTGCACGGCGTCGACGCTTAGGACATTGGTTGTATTTCGTTGTAAGTAGAGTGACAATGTTCTCAAATTTAATCAATCGATTTGACTAAATCAACCAAGTCAGATTTTTTGGCGTTCTCATCGTAGTCAAGCCCGTATTCATCCAACATCTCTTTGAGTTCTGTTTTGGTTTTCCCTGCTGTTGGGTCAACTGGTTCCATTGGTACAACTGGCGCCTCATCAAAAAGATCATCACGCCCATCCGCTTTCAATGCGTGGATGTTAGCCTCGCAAATTTCAATCATTGAATTGAGCACTTTTGAGTGCGTCATCTGTCCTATAAATTCCTTTTTTAACATCGCTATGGTATAACAAAAAAAGGGGCGAGCATGAACCGCCTACCCCTTTTTTAAAAATGGTTTGTATTTCTTTTATGGGTGAACCGCTAATAGTGCAGTGATGATTGCCGCATCTGTGATAATAGGTGCAACATCATCCTCATCTCCTTCAAAGTTTAGAGTCCATCCGTTGAGGTCTGTTCCGGCTTGACCTGATACACCGTCACCCGTGGTGATAGTGAGTCCGTTGACAGCGCCGTAAAACTTCGTTTTCCCGTTTCTGAACTCAACCACTACATGGTGGTATCCTTTCAACAGCGTGTTGACGTGTTGATCGGTTGCTAGTTCATCGTCCTTGAGAATCATTTGACCCCCTTGAATAACTGTCATCGCCCCGTTCGCACGGTCACCCGTTGCGGTCTGAGTCATTGACGCGGAGTTCACATCAAACGAAAAACGGAACGCCGTACTCGTTGATGTTAGCGCCGTAACCGTTCCCGCTCCATCTGTGGTGTACGTGTCTAGGTTGCTCGACTCAATTGGGATGATGGACTTTACGCCGCCTCTGTTGCGGCATGCTTGTTTTGAGTATCCACTCGTAATTTCGCAAGACATATTTTTATAGTTTTTGCAAGATGGGGAGACATCCGCCTCCCCTTCTCAAGTGAATTTTTATGATAAAGTTCTCGCCATACGTACAAAGTACTGAGGGAGGACGTATTCAACGCCTGATCTCCACTTAACTGAGAAACGTAGTTTCTCGTCAGTCTCGTTGTACTTCGCCTCGAATCCGTTCTCGTCTCCTGCGGTGTCTGTACCGTAGAAAATGTACGGGTAAACAAAAACGTATACCTCCTCGGTGTTGTTGAGTTGAGGCATTGAGCGAACCATTGTGCGTGTTGATGGGAGCATGAATGAAATTTCACCATCCTCATCCGTGAAGTCAACTTCTGCGCTGAAATCTTTGTCGTTCCATACTTGGTTTAGACAGTTGCGAGCGATGGCATAATCAACCACAATCTCGTGAGCAAGTCCGTTGTCCTTCACATCTCTTGGAATAGCGGCCTCAACAACTTTCAAAGCGTCGAATCCGTTGTCGTCCGTGATAGTTGGATAAGGTACTGTTGCAACAACAACATCCGCATCCGCTTTGAGTTTCTTTCTCATTCCATCAAAGTACGTGAGGTTTGCATCAAGTGACGCAGTATCACCGTTGATGACTAGGTCCTGAATACGTTTTTGCACTTTCTTGATGTAGTACGCTTCGATCACTGCTTGCATTGGCATCTCAGTGTCCTGACGGTTTGCACCCGCTGCGTTCGTCATTTGCGCCCAAGTACCGTTGAGGTCCTCGTTGCAATATTCCTCTTGGACTTTCAGTCTCTTTGTCGTGAGTGTTTCGTCAGTGTAGACGACGCCACCCGACGCGTTCCATCCGCAAGTGGTAGCCGCTTGAACGGTTACAACTGAGGAAAGGAGTTTGATGTCTTCTGATCCTTTGTTTCCGTCCTGAGTGTTGATTCTCGATAGGAATTTAGATGAGGCGATCAGGTCCTCGATGAACATTGTTGACTGCTCGT